CCCGGAACCTCGTGTAGAACTTTATAGTAGCCCCATTGTCGCTCGGATTTGGGTGCTCGCCATTCATCCAAGATCCAACTACTAGAGTTCTTTTTATCCTCACCGCCTACACCAAACACAAACTCTAGGTTACTGTCTTGTGTATCCATTTCGGGAATGTTGTCGGCAGTACGATCGCCGCCGTTGGCAAAGATAATGTGTGCATCGGGATATGCTTCTCTTACATGCAAGATGGCATCTTTTCCGGTGCCATCATCATCGTAAAATTCATATACATCATCAACACAACTCAAATTGTCAATGATGTTGGCACGTTCGAGCCAGGGCATAAATGCACGGCCTTTTTTGCGCTCAAGCCAGGCATCGCTGTTTAGGCCCACAATCAATCGATCACCCAATTCTCGAGCGGCTTTAAAATAGGCAATATGCCCACTGTGTACGGGATCGAATCCACCTGTGACTAGGACTATTTTCATGTTCCGGCTTGATAAAAATCTTTGTCTAACCAGGTAAAGATGATGTCTTCTTGGCGTAAGTATCCGTGTGAGTTAATACTGTTGACCATGCTGTCATTGAACAATCCTTTGTCGGCCAAGTCAAACAAGCTGGTTGACGCAGGGTCCATGGGCTCACCGCTTTTATATACAGCAACATTGATCCAATTGCTTTGCATATTTTTATAAAAATAAGCATCACGGCAATCAAATCCATTTACTGCCAACATGTAAATCAAATTGGGTATCGAATAGTTAAAATAACTGTAGTTGCGAGTTTTAAATTGCAGTTTGTTGTAGATGTAATTGATGTCTTGTGGTAGACTCATTACCAACATGCCATCTGTGTTCATTTGGCTATTCCATTGAGCCAATGTTTGTAATGGATTGACGCTGTATTGAAAAGCATCATGGCACCATAGCAGGTCAATACGTTCCGGCAGTTCAACTTTGTTAAAGTCCTGTGCTATCCAACGTATTCCCGGTGTTGCTTTGACATCGGGTTCAACTCGTTCAAAGTCTCGATCCACAGCATATACTCTATAACCCCTTGGTTCAGGCGGGTCGTCCCGTGTTTCCAAGGTGGCCCACCACTGTGCGTCCAGTGCCGAGCCACAGCCCATGTCGCATATGACTTTGAGACTATCTAAAAAACTATCATACCCATAGAGCAAGTTGAGAATTTCTAGACTGTGTTCGTGACTGTAATGCGGATTCTTAAAGGTCATACTGATATATCCTCCATACCTGCGGTGCGTAATCGGGCAACGTGTCCTAACATAAAGTTTTTACTTTCTATTCCTTTTAATAACCCTAGCCACTTGTTGCGAATCAACGCAACATCATTGATGATGGTTTCAAAGTCAACCACTTCATCCTCGGCCTCGGCATATTTTTCAGCATCACGACTGGTCAATGCACGATTATAACCTTCAAGGTATTTTTTATAATGTTTTTGTTTGATTTTTCTAAGTTGTATATTAAGGTAATTTAATACTGCTTCAATCTCTTGAAGTTGATTGAATCTATATTCTGTTACGCCCGGTAGGCTGGCAACGTTTTTCTCTAGGTTTCCTGCGATTGCACAATCGCGACGAGCAGTGATTAATTCCTGTTCGTAGTGATCTATGAAATTCGGGATTTCTCCTAAATTACCAACTACTCGATTATACCACATAGTTAATCTTCGTAGTCTTCGTAGTCTTCGTCTTCAAACCCACCAGCATACTCTTTAAATGCACGGCCCAGTGCGGCATCAGTACCACTGAACTCTTTGAGTTCGACATCATTTAGTACATCTACCATGACACTCATCAAGTTATCGGCAGCTTCCTGACGATCCTTTGTGGGAATGTATTGTTTTAGAATTGTGTATACTTCACTCACTACATCAATTTCAACGCTCATTGCTAACCTCTCTTTTTGCTACTATTAAATCGTCTGTACACCCTGTACAACGATCTTGCTGACAAGTTGTTGATTCAGACAACAACTTCCAATCTGTGTTTAAATTCCCCAAACGGTCATTCAAACATTGTCCACCATACACATTGTTATCAGTGTCGATGTATAACCTTGTGTGTCCGGCATCACATGCCCAACCGCGCCACGTATCAAGACCTTGGTTGTGTATCCAATTGCCTTCAATACGATACTGCCTTGAGTTATCAAGTACTACTATGCAGTTATGATACTCATGCGGTTGTATTTTCAAGATTTAAATTGCCTTTCATTATGGGTATAGTTCTTGTTTGGTAACTGTACTCAATCTCATTTACATTATAACTTATTTTGTGTTGCTTGAGCAACCTTTCATACATCAATATGCGATCCTGATTCCAGAATTCATTCATGATGTTGACATGTATAAATTTATCTCGCGCAATGGTGCTGTGCAATTTAATTACAGTATCAAAGAATTTTTGTTCATCTATGTGTTCGCTATGCACACTAAATGATATGTTGTCCATGACTTCAAACATTTTAACATAGTACTTGTGTGTTGCGCTACCATTTGTGGTCAGTAGAAGCTTTTTGATCCTGTTGCCGTAGTTCTCACGCAACCATTTCACAAACGGGTAGAAGTCACGATTGCCAGTGACTTCGCCTCCAGTGAAACTGATTTTGTACAGTAGGCCAAGATACTGACTCTGCTCGTAAATACCAATCCAATTGGCTTTTAGTTCGTCTAGGCTTTTGTGTTTGCTGTGATCATCGTGCCATTGTGGACCGCAATACATACAGTCGTAGTTGCACCTGCGTCCCAATTCCCATGTAATTGAAAAGCATTGGTCTGTTGGTGTAACCTGTATTATTCGAGAATCCATTGTTTGAATGTGTCGGGAAAAACATCTAGGCTCAAATTTCTGCGTCGAGCAAACTCGGGCACAAACTGTTTGGCATGTGTCAATTGTTCGTCGGTGTATGCGGCCATGACCGACTGGTGTATTTCTTGTTCGTAGTACTTATATCTAGTTGCCAGTATGGCATCTCTAGATGCAGGATCAATCACACTGGGTGCTAAAAATACCGGATCAACCAGTACGTTAAAGTAATCGTTCTCTGTGGCAAATTCATCTTGGAATTGTTTAAATCCGTGTATGTTCAAATTTGAAATTGCAACTGCGAATCGATATTTGATTCTATGTTGCTTTACAATTTCCAAGTTTCGTAAAAAGTTTTCGTAACTGTTGCCGTAGCGAACAAACTCATACAAGTTGCCAGTGGATTCAGCACTGATCACCAACTGAGTAGAATCCAGTGGCAATAGTTTTAACATTCGTTCAAACCGTTTGGAGTTCACACCCAAGCCAGTTGTGATGTCTATGGTATCGGCCTTGACAAAACGCAGTATGTCTTCTAGTCTATTGTACAAGAAAGGTTCACCACCCATTATCTTGAGTGTTTTTATTCGACCCAGGCGTGTTATCTCATTCAGTATCAACTGATACTTGCCGCTATTTTTTAAATCGGCTTGACCCAATTTTAAAATCACTCGATCGTCGAGGGTTAAATCAAATCTATCTTCTATGTTGTATCCGGGAATGTAAGTACCGTGTTCAACAATATCTCTACGCCAGGCACTGCTGAATCGTTTAGAACAATACACACAGGTCATGTTGCAATCACTGCCCAATACCAGTTCAACTACTTCTGGTTGTGCTTCTACGTCTGTAAACACTCGATCCGATTTATCTTGCATCAAGGTCCTACGACTAGGGATACCTTGACTTTCAGGCAGCCAACAAGACTTGGTACAACTGGCGACACTATTGCCGGCCAACATGTCGGCACGTTCTTGTTGTATTGCGGGGTTATTAAAAAGCCGTCCGGGATTGTCCTGTAACCACGATGTATCTATCGGCTGTTGGTCAGCTTTACAGCAGGAAGCCAACAGTCTCCGTTCTGGATCAACTGTTAGCCACCACCATTTTTGACTGCAATACGAATTATTCTTCATCAACGATAACCGGAGCATCGTTCAAAGAAGATTTTTTATCAAAGATATGCGGGTTTGCGGAAATGTCTGCCATTACCTTATCTAGACTGCCATCTTCGTTTCGTTCCCATGCCTTACGGAATTGTTTGATCACCGTACCGTCAGCAAGTGTATACTTGAGACTGTTGCCTTCTTTTGCAAGTAGCCCTTTGCCTTCCACTAGGTCAGTCAGACCCGAGTATGGGTTCATTCCGGTTTCATAAGGAATCTTGACCTGTACACTCTCGAAAGGTTTAGCATAGCGTGTTTTCATAATCTTACAAGCGGCTCTAATACCCTTGACTTCGCTAATCTTGTTGCCATCCTCATCCTCTTTGAGTTTGAGTTTTTTCATAGCAACAACAATTGAACTGGCATAGATAAAGCCTTGTCCACCCGAGATCTTGTCATCTGGATCAAACATGTCCTGGCTTGCGTAGGTGTGATTTGTACAAATTAAACCAATGTTCAAATCACCGAACATGTTTACACAGTTACGAACAAGTGCTGTAAGTGCTTTGGGCTTACGACCCATATCACCTTTTAAGTCTCCGGCTTCAAATTGATTAACGTCTGTGGGAGTCAACATCATGCCCAAACTGTCTAATACAAATAATATTTTGGGACGAGAATCTTCGGGTAGTGATTTATACTCTTTGGTAAAGTCATTGATCAACTTGGCCACATCGTCAATCATGGCCACATTGAGTTTGAGCAGTTTGTCTTCATGTGTGTCTACAC